TTAACCCTCAAAAAGATGTTATACTGGCTCAAATAGAAGCAGCCGGAGGCATTGAATACTACAAAGGTCAAATCCTATGGGTGTCAATGGCCGGGAAAAATACTTATCCTGTCGGGAAAGGTGACCGGGTGGCTACAGAAATGAGTACCGATGAAGGGCTGTCCAATGTCAAGTACAGAAATGTACGAAATAATTTCTTCCCTGGCGCTATGGTATTCACCAAAAAGGGATCGAACATAACCTTTGACGAAGAAGGCAACGAAGTGAAAGATACAGACGATGACGACAGTTTCTCAAATACACTCATCCAGTTGCAAGGTGATACGAATGCAGGAAAGATTATGGAAGTTACTTTAGAAAGCGATGAGGAAAAACCTGAAATAATAAATCTGAACTCACAAAATTACGACAAAGAATTTACCGTTACTGACGCAAGTGTGGTTGAACGTATTTATTCAGCTTATGGCCAAGAGCCATGGTATTGCATCCGTATTGGTAAAGTCGGATTCTCAGGCGATATTTTGGAAGATGCTTTCGAGTATTACAATTCTATCGTAAGCAAGCAACAACGCTTAATAGAGCGTACCTTTAGCCGTATATTCAGCTATTGGTATGAAGTAGTCAACCCCTCTAATGATTATAGTGTGGAACCATTAAAGTATGTACGAAATGCAGCAGTATCTAATAACAACAGATGAGGTATCGGCTTTGTCTCGCGGAATGTCTGTACATCTCGATCCTGACAAGATAGAAACCTACATCCGTGAGTCGGAGAATATCTACATCAAATCAGCGTTGGGAGACGAACTGTTCCTTGACGTGAAAAAAAATCCTGAAAAATACCAGCTACTGCTTGACGGAGGTACTTATGAAACTAAATGTAAAAAGAAGATAATCATCACTGGACTTCGCGTAGCTTTGGCTTATTATACCTATGCCTGTATTGTCAAAAATGGAGATGGGAATGTATCCCGTTTTGGCTTCGTGAACAAGGAAGGTGAATATAGCAGTCATACAGTATTCAAGGAAAAGATGATGGTGTATAGCGATGCATGTAGCATAGCTGACCGCTACCTGAAAGAATGCGTGCTTTACCTAAAAGAATGCGGTATGCCACTTTATAACGGTGAAGGGAAATTAAAATCTAATAGAACTGTTTTTCGTGTAATAGGAGAATGAGCGATTCTGTTGATATATTAAAGAAACTGGCTCTTCAAGTAAGAAACGCATCTACAGAAGGAGAGAATACAGCTGAAAGAATTGGGCGCATATTTATCGGGATTCTAGAAAACATGGATAATTCTGATATAGAAAAGCTCACCAAATACTTTTTGCGCAAAGATAAGGAGGATTCTACGAATTTCCTGCTATCCTTGCTAGGCGGAGTATTGATTAAGAATTATGCCAAGTTCGGTGACTTTATCCCCGGCGTTTCCGGAGGTTACATCGGTGAGGACGCCCGTGCCGAGCTGGAGGCTTTGGTCCTGCGCAGCTCTCTGAGTGTACCAGAACTTCGTTTCAACCGTCAGACCTATTTTGAAGGATATAATACTATAAGTCCCGGCGGAGGGCTGAAGATAAAAAGCTTTGTCGCCAATAGTGACGGCAGCTATACTGTCATCCCTGATCTGGAGGATGGTGTACCGCTGGGACAGAAGCCGGACGATATCCTCCTAGGCTTCTGGCATGACAAAAGCGTCACTACCGGTGACTTTATTGGTTTCCGGAAAATACAGTACCGTATCACTTCCGCAGATTACGACGAGAAGACATTCGTGATGGTTCCGCGTCCCGGATATGAGTTCGTTCCCCATAACGAGATGCGTCTCGGACAGACGGGGAACTTCACCGACAAGGAGCGTCAGACTTATATCATCATAGACGTGCGTGACGGTAACTGCTGCATCACCCTTGTTGACAATGCCAACACCTGGGACCCGGAGCCGGCACAGATGAAGAGCTGGTTCGGCAAGAAGAAGGGTATGACCATCAACGGGATCAACTGCGACAGGTTCTCGGCAGTATTGCAGGATATCATCATGACGGGATTGATTTTTCAAATTGATGAAATTACCGGTAGCACAGTCCGCGTTCCTATCGACTTCCCTAGCTGGGAGCCGGGCAGGAAGTATGCGTATTATTCCCGTGTGCCCCATAACGGTTCCACATGGTTGTGCGTCAATGACAAGGGCACTACTTCCGAGCCATCCGAAAACAATCCGGACTGGCTTGTATCAGCCGCCAAAGGTGACAAGGGTGATCCGGGACTGTCTGTAATAGGTGGCGGTCATTGGGAATCCTCTAAGACCCCATACGAGGTCAATACCATGGTCACTTTGGCGGGCTGTGTTTTTATCTCCAAGGTGAAAACCTCCAATCCTCCGATTAAAATTGCAAGGTTCAGGAACGGCAATTATCGAAAGAAAAAGGATGGCGGTTATATCCTTGCCGGGAAATCAGCCGACTGGACCGTGCATGAAGACTGGGAGATGCTGCTGGACGGTCGTGAACTTAAAGGTGAGAGTATCACCTTCTTGGGTGAGTTCGCATCCCATCCGTCCAATCCCAAGGAGGGTGACAGCTACCGAAATACGGCTGACCATTGTACTTACATATACCGGAATGGTTTGTGGATGGTCATGGTCAAAGACGGGACTGACGGTAAGGACGGCAAAGGTTACGAGTGGATCTACACCCGTACCAACATCATCGGCCTTACCCCTGACAAGCCGGATTCGAAGCAGCAGGATGATTATATACCGGAAGGCTGGACAGATGATTTTCTTGGCGTGGATGCAGACCATCAGGTGGAATGGGCGTGCAAACGTGTGAAGCGTGATGGAGTATGGAGTGAATGGAGCACTCCGGCCCCTGTGCACCGTTGGAGTAAGGACGGGGAGTCGAATATCATGGCCGACCTTGACAATGAGATGGTGAGCGTCGCTCTTACCAGTACCGGTGTTACTACTTCCGCACAGTCATGGACTACCCATGTATCCATGTGGTACGGTACCGAGAAACTCACCCTTGAGACTTTAACAGTCAGCACGCCTGCCGGTTTCACGGCAAGCACAAGCAAGGCCACCGGAGCGGTGGCGATATCCGTCGCTGCCGGAAAGTCGGTTCCGGAACAGAATACGGTCACCATCACACTGGCTGCAATGAAGAACGGGCAGCTCTATACCCGTGAACTGACTTTCAAGATAACCGGTGTCCGTGGCGGGGCGGACGGTTCCGATGCGGTAATTTATAGCCTTGTCACTTCGGCCACGATGGTCAGCAAGAACAAGAACGGCGGTTACAGTGTAGCTTCGGTATCCTGCCGGCGTATGAAGACAGTCGGTGCGGTCACTACGGCCACAACGGACGGGGAGTTGAAGTACAGTCGTGACGGTGCGGCCGAGGTTCCCATCGGTGATGGTGTCGGGGTGGCTTCCGGTAATTTTACCAGTAGCTTGAAGTTCGTGTTCTACGTGAACGGTCAGGCGGTTGATGTCGAGACTGTCCCGATGGTTGTGGACGGCAGTGACGGAAAGGATGGTGAGAGCATCACAGCAGCCGGTCATTGGGAATCCGCCAATACTCCGTATGCCAAGAACAGTACAGTATCGTTTGCCGGAGGATCTTACTTAAGCAAGGTTGAAACCTCCAACCCTCCGATTAAAATCGCCAAGTTCAGAAACGGCAGACTCCGCAGGAAAAGAGACGGCGGATACATCCTCGCCGGCAGATCCGCGAACCGGACGGTACATGCGGACTGGCAGGAGATGGTTGCTCCCGTCGGACCGTCGGCATCCTACTGGCTGGACAGTCCTGTCAGCGTGATCAACTTCACCAGTACGGGCACGCCATCCCCGTCTGGATTCCTTGTCACTTGCAAACAGAATGTGGCAGGCAATGTAAGCACGTGCAGCACGCTTTATCTGGCAGCCCGTAAGTATAACGGAAGCTGGCTGGCTCATGTAGGTGCTACCCTAAGCAATCAGATATCCGTTCCAGCGACAGCCGGATACACCCAGTTTGCCGTCCGGGCTTATCAATCCGCATCGGACGCGAACGCATGGAATAATAATTTTGTCGCTGAAAAAGGGGTGGGTGTTGCAAATGATGGCGCCATAGGAGCAACTGGAGCGACAGGGGCTTCTCCAAGAGATATGGGAGTATTCCAATCTGGTACTAGCTATGTATGGAACGCCAGCTATCGTGACAAGATCATCTACAAGTTCAATGGCGTGTATTATAATTTCCTTGTGCGGAACTATGGTGCCAGTGTAACCGCCGCCCCTACATCTGTCAACGGGGATTCCAATTGGGAAGCCATGCAGAAGTTTGTTAATATCGCCACTGACACCCTGTTTGCTACAGGAGCCAATATATGCGGATTCATGTTCACATATAAAGGAATGGATGCCAACGGCATACCTTTTGGAGATATAAAATCACAGAAGTCAACCAATGGTGTGCCCAACCTGATACTGAATTCCGAATCCGGTTATATTCATGGCATTAATATGGACATAGAAGGAGGACGTATCGGTCCGTTCTCCATCGCTTCGGGGATGTTGTCCTCAAAGATCCTTTATGAAAATGAAACAAATAAATACGTCGGTTTCAATCTGTCTGCCGGACAAATTGAGTTTTATAACGAAAGGACATTTGCAAACGTAAGAATCGGGGGAAACACGCAGTTTGTCACCATTGAAGGGATTAAGTATGATGCTGGAATTGACATACAGTGTCCAAATGCCATGATCGGAATGCACATCAAGACTCCGAGCATTCCTCTATTCGTGGAGGGAGGTAACATTTTCCTTCATCCGAACAATGACAGCTATGTTTCTCTTCGTGGCATAGTTGGCAACTGGAGGAACATATCCGTCAGCACCTCCCTGAATAACAATGATGACAATGTGATGTTTCTTAATACAGGTAATATAGAAGTGACACTTCCTCCGGATGTTCCGGGACATACTATATACTTCAAACGTATGAGCGGCGGAGTAAGATTGACAGGAGGACGGATCCTGCCTGCTCCCGGAGGACAGGAGATGTCTTATATTGATTTGGATTTTGCATCCGGCTTCATTAAGTGTATGGGTAATTATTGGGTTATGTTTTATTGCGGATAATTTAAATATAAAGTATGAGAATAAATTTTGCACAATTCCCTATTTATGATGGGATTAAAAAAGAAAAGCTTATAGCCAGTAACATCACTGAGGCCTTCGGTGACTGGATATATAAGAACGTAGCGGGTTTGAAGGCGCATCTCCTTGCTGAGAAGATATTCAAATCTACTGCTGAAGGTGTCGAGATTGACGAAGAAGAGGTGGATATCATAAGACGCTCCACCTCCATGCTGCCCGGTCTGCTGGCTGATTCTTTGAATGATTATTTAGATAAAAAGGAGGAACAACATGAAAAAGGTATATTGTAACAACCTTCTGGCAAAGGTGCTGCTTGCGTTCAGTTCTTGCCATACGATAACAATCGGTCCGTTTGTTTTAAGCAAGCGACCGGAAGAGAAAATCACTCAGAAAGTGAGAAACCATGAGTGTACCCACGCCCGTCAATGGGTTGAGATGGCAGTTGCCACCGGTACAGTTATCTGGATCTTGCTGTTGTGTTTTGACCTTTCCGCCTGGTGGCTGGTACTGGCCGGGCTGGCATTCTATCTCTGGTATGGTGTGGAGTGGCTGGTCAGGGCGGTACGGTTGAAGGATGCCGGCAGGGCGTATAAGACGGTATCGTTTGAGAGGGAGGCATATTCCAACGAGGATGATCCGAATTATATTGAGAACAGTAATTATTTTGCATGGGTGAAGTATTTGTTTTAATTTTAAAATTTGCATTATGGACTTGAATAATATAGTTGGCTTTAAAGCTGTGGATAAAAACGGCAACGAACGACAGGTGACCGTCGATGAGATGACAGAATTAGTTTCCGCACGGATTGTTTCCGCTGCATCAGAAATATCAACATTTGCTGCCGCTACGGCAGCCGGAACAGATGAGTTTGAGGACCAGTTGCCCCAGTCCGACACCTTCTCTTGGCTCCGTACTTTGGACGGTTCCAAGAACCCAACTTTAACATCTTCTTCGGCTGCCGCGAAAGTCCTGGGAGAACTGATACCGCTTGCAACGAATGAAGCAAACGGATTGATGAGTAAAAATAATTATATTAAA